TTGTTGCTTGGTTGCTTGCCTCTTTTTTCTTCTCACCATTAGAAGTCTTTGAGCTTGGTTGATATCTTTAAGATCTCTTATAGCTAATACGTCCTCTAAGTCTATTTCTTGCTGACCTAAAGAAACCTGTATCATCTGCTCTAATGCCTGCTTGTCTTGAGTCTCCATGTCTTTTACAACCTTAACTCCAAAATTATACATTGATAAATCGTTGAAGGAAGACAAAACCTTCATGTTGTTTTCTCCTATAGCATTAGAATAAACTTTATATACGGTAGATTCTTCAGGTAATATTTGTAAGCACTTAACAACATCTGAACAAACCTTCTTGTATAAAACCATAGACGCATTGGTAATGTTATATATAGCATTATTACTAGCTCTCATTGCTTGCTCTCTAACACCAACTAAAGAATCTGCTTTAGGAGTAGAAGCATCCATAACTTCATTAATACCTGTAGCGTCTCTAATTAAACGTAGATAGTGATTGTATAAACCTATGAGTTCATTAATGTTTCTAATACTATTACCTATCTCACGAACTGGAGGGTTTTGGAATCCTCCCTCTGGGTTTTTACTTCTGTAGTAGAACACACCAGTTTGTTCGTATATATCATGTAGGTCTAACGGCTGTAGTTCACCACCCTTTCCTAGCTGCACATTTTCTAATCCTTCGATATCAATAATAAGGCCGTCAGGCTTAGCTTTTGCAATAGACTGTTGAATCTTAAGATGTGTTATCTGAAGCATGTCAGCAAATCCTATACAACTATCTACCAATGATTTAGGACACATTTCTTGCATGTTTACTGCAACACAAGAGTAAGACATCTTAGCCCTTGAAATGTCGTGAACATTCTTAGGAATGTTTTTCTTTCTACCATAATCAAATAAGTAATCACACCCTAAAACATAGCTGCCCCCATAGACAGTTTCTACATTCATTTGATGAGCAGTCCTGTCATAAACAGATCCATGCTTTTCTTTATAAGAGTACCCTTTATAATAAAAACCAGAATTACCGTGCTTACTTTCTTTTTCTTCGAAGTGAATACAGTCAACAGCAAGGAACTCAAAGTCCAAAACATCAACCATATAGTCATCATATCCGTAAGTAGTCTTACCTTTTATATTGTCATAGAAGGTGTAGTTTAAAGAAGAAGAATTGTTTCCGTCTCTACCAGCTGCATTGTTTGCAATCTTCTCATATTGCTTTTCTGTTAATTGATCACCAGCTAATCTCTTAAGTTCAGATATTGTAATTTTTTTAATGTGTCCTGCATATACAAGATCGTTCATTCCAGGATCTTCTGTTTGACTATGAACAAACATTACAGGGTCTACATACTTAGTAGAAATGCCATAGTTAGGATCGTTGTTTCTTTTAACAACTGCCATCCCGCAATTCACAAGATCATTAACACACCTTCTAAGTATATCATCGTTAAAGTCATTCCACTCAAGAGTCATCATAGTACCTATCTGAGCAGCTATCTCAGCATCAGTCTTTATGCTTGTNCCCATAAAGATTTCAGCCTCTTCTAAGGTTTCTGGTATTTCGTTTGGATCTCCATTTATTTCTAATCCATTCTCCTTAAGCTTCATTAACTCCTTCTTAGCTAAAACAGAAGCTTCAAGCTTTTTCTTTTCCATATCTTTTTCAGAAGAAGACAATGGATCAATAGCCTCGACATTAGGTTGAGGATTTCTTGAAAGAATATTGTTTACAACAATTTTAGCAAACTTAGGGAGTATGGGAACAGGAGTGTAATCAAGGTTTAATAGTGTGCCAGAATTTCCATTAGGATCAAGAGAAGTTAAAAGTTTTTTATAAGGAGTAGTATCTTGAGTACCGTTTGCATACTTCCTACTTCTAGTAAACGTATCTTTCTTTGTTCTGTATATAGAGCGAGAGTCGGCTCCGCTTCCCCATTGGTTTTCAATAGCCTTTGCATATTGAAGTCCGTATTCCTGCATAGACTTTTCTTCTGATAAAGCTAACGGATTTGGAAAACCTTTAGGAGAATTACCCTTTTTATTACTACTGTACATGTATTTCTAATAAGCGCATTATTTGCAAATATACTAAACGTATGATTACTATCAGTAAGCCTTGAATCTTCTAAAAAAAACTTTCTCAGAGTAATTAGATTTTTTAGCTTTAGGTTTTGTCTTTTGAGCTGCAAGCAAACATAAACCAGAACTAATGGTAAGGTCAAACTTTGTTCTGTTTGTGATTTGATACCCAATCCAATCTTCTAAGGTTCTGTTAAAATACATCTTCCCCATATCTCCTGTATCATAATTTATACCTACGTGATCATGTATATAAGATTCAATAGCATGAGCGTGAGACTGAATAACGTCTTGAGAGTTTGAGGGTATACCTTTTGTTTTTGATTTTATTGTAGATGAATTAGCCGCAAGTAAATGCCTAGGCCTATCCATTAGATAACCGTCGTAACCTCTTGATTCAAAGTGTCTTGCGATACCATACTTATTGTTTTCAATTAAGATAGGATACCCATAAAATACAGCAGCCATAAGAACATCTTCGTAAAAAATTTTTGCTAGAGGTGGGCGGGATGCATACTCAAGCACAAACGTGTTTGATGGATGTTCCATGTGAAACTTGTTATACAGGTGTAGCGCACCCTTAGACCCCCGCCCATCGACGGTGGCATCAAGGTCATAAGAGTCAACCCCGCCTACTCCTAGCTCTGCATTTGGCGCAATTTTTTTTCCTCTATTTAATAGTCTTTGGTTTCTTAATTCTGTTGGAGGCATCCAAGCAACTCGAAACCTACCATTAGGATCTGGAGTAAACATAACCTCAGTATCTTTTTCTCCCCCTTTCCATGTAAAATTACCTACTACTATAGGGTTAGGAAATAGGTCGTCGTTAAATTGTATTTGCTCGTATATCTTCCCTATGTTAAATAAACTTCCTTCTATGCTATCCCTAAAAGCTTCATCGGTGGTAAAAGGAAACTGTCTTACTACTTCATTTAATTCAGAAGCATCATCTCTGAGGCTGTCCCTTTCGTTCTTTAAATATTGTTTAGCTCCTATAGTAATAGACTCCCCATCTAATCCTTTAACTTCAGATTCTGGAGTGTCAACTACAGGCATACCGTACTTATTAAAAAAACCTTCTAATGATTCTTGAGCTGGTATAAACAATCTATATAACCCCGTTCTAGTTCTCCCATTCTTGTTCCTCTCCAAAGGATTCGAATCCTTCCATAGATCCTTGTATTCTTTTCCACCTTTGTCCATTGGATTTACGGTGCTTCCTACTAGAGCCTTTCCTATTATTTTTCGCCCTACGATCAAACAAGTCCTCTGAATCCTCCAAGCGTCTCTTATGTCTGTTGGTTTTTCCCATTTTCCTGCTTCGTCTAAATACAACATGTGTAGCTTCTCACCATCGTATGCATTGTTAGTTGTGTTCTTCCAATTAATAACTGTGTTTAGCGCCTCACCTACTTGAGATGTTTTATTGTTTTTAGTAATACGCTTTGACGGCTCTCTAAAAGCTAGCTCCATACGTGGATTAGTAGTACCGTCTTGTATAGGTTTAAAAAAGAATGGATAGTTCCTGAACATGTAAACCACCTTTTTCATAAAAATATTCTCCTGAGCATCCTTACCAGTTTTCGATTGTATGCCCATAAGCTTATCTTTAACTTGGGTTGCTTCGTCAACAAGTACAGCAGAGCATATATTAGTATACCCAGAACGACGGCACTTAGTATAAAGCTGACCAATGCAACGTGGATCAACTTCGCATGCAGCCATGTGTATAAAGATTTCACGCTGAAAGTTAAGAAAATATGGATAACCAATATCAAGCTTGGTCCATTGTAACATCATGTAATGCCGCCCCGTAATATATGTAGCTGTACCGTTGTTATAAAACCAAAAACCCTCACGCCTACGCCTAAACTCTTCCTCGATATATGGACGAAACCTTTCTCTAAACTGCCTTGGCATTTCTGCCCACTCATCCATAGAACGAATACGAGACAGTTCCTGCGGCATAGATAACCTTCTCCACACTTGCATAGAGTCTGATTTTTTATATCCGAAAATGTCTTTCTTCTTCGGCCTTTTTGGAAGGCAAATGAGTACCCCACCGAGTTCGATAAGCTCACCTTCCGTACCGTTGGGACAAATTTTAACAGCAGGTTCTTCATATTCTTTTATGTCTAATAAATTATTCAAAGTCCTCTTCACTAAAGTTTAAAAACAATTCTAGTTGCTCTACTATAGGTACACAATCTTCTTCTATTATTGTTTCAGTATATCTGCCTGCACCCCATTCTCCAGACCTTCTTTCTTCGTGATGATGTATAGAGTGACAGTTTGCACAAATTACATCGCACTTTTCTACTTCCGCTTTTACTGTTTTAAAAATATATCCTTTACCTATAAGTTGAGCAACGCTTGATTTTTTTTCTTCTCTGTCTCTATGATGTAGCTGAAGACATCTTTTATCTTTTGTTCCACAATCGCAACAGCCTTTGTCTTCCTTATAGCTGTCTACCCATTCATATATACGTCTTTTTTGTTCTGCTACATTCTTAGCCCTGCATGGTATGCAAGATTTAAAGTATGTATTATTTTGAGACCTATAGTAAAAATCAGTTAAAGGCTTTATCCTTTGACAAGTATGACATCGTTTCATTTTGAAAATCTTTCAGCAAACCCTCCGCTATAGTCTTTTGCACCTTCTATTTCCCCTGTTGAGTTTAAATCTTTAATCATTTGATCGAGCCTCTG